ACTAAAAGCGGTTCTATTTTTAAACCAAGTACATTTAAGAAATTATCTGAGCCTGAAAAAACTGCTGTATATGATGCAGGTAAGATTGCAATTTCTAAAGCATTTAGTAAAGCTAAAGACGTTGTAGTTTCAAATGAGCAACTCGCTTTTACTGTAGAATACTAATAAACTTATATAGCTTGGACAGAAAGTTGGACAGTTTGTCCAACTTTTTTTATGACGAAAAACTATCTTACTCTTGGTGAATATAAATAAAACAAAAAATATACTATTATGTCAGAAGAAACTGAATACGTAAACCCAGAAGTAGTAAATGAATGGGATAGTGTCATTATACAAATTAGTAATGGCGAAGAAGGAACTGGAGCAATCCGAATGATGAAGCAAGACATTGAAGCTCTTATGGAATTGCACAATGAAAGTAGAGGCACAATATTAGACATGTGTCTAATGGCTGTTGAGACTACGCCAAAAGAAAACTTTGCACAAGCTGAAGAAAAATAAGAGATGCCATTTCATCAAGATTTTGAAGAGCTATACGCAAAAGGGCAAATGGACGCTAAACCGTATGGTTGGACACCGTTGGAAGTTGAGTACGGATATAAAGATATTGCACGTCAGAAGAATTTCTTTTGGCGAGTTAAAGGCACTCAGCATACGTTTAGAATACCTCTTACTTCTTTAAATGAATTTTCACAAGGAGACTATGAACATCATATCGAATATGTTTTGGAAAATTTTAGGCAAGAATACCTTTCGTGGGCAGCACAAGGATTCCCAGCTGAGTGGATGGTCGAATACCACCGAGAATACAGAAACTACCTTGAAATCTAGTGAAATATATACTAAAACAAATAATATGAGTCTTAAAACATATCAATGGATCAAAGGTGAAAAAGCCGGTGAAGTTGTAAAAACTGACAGTGAAATAGTTGAAGACGGCGGAATGCAATTTTTAAATTTCATTGATGGCAGTCGATGTAATGCAAACTTAGTTGGCGATTACATTTTAGAAATAGCTGATGATAGTCCTGAAAGTCTTATCATGCTAAACGATCTTGCACCTCAACCATTACAGAGAATTGAACCTGTAGTTACAGCAATGCAAGAAGAGCCTGTTAAAACTATTAGTCCGTTAGCCGCATTACTTCTATCCTCTAAGAAATCTGAACAAAAGGTTGGAATTGCTATTTCTATTAATATGCCGCCGTTTGATTTAATTAAAGTTTTAGCATCTTCGTTTGATGATGGACAAGAACAAGTATTAAGATACCTACAAGATAGCATTACGCCAGAAATGGTTGAAGGTTTAAAACGACAAATAGCTCTTGAACTTACAGCTGATATTTTTGACATACCAGCGGCTACACAAGAACTAACAGAAACACCATACGAAAATTTAGAAAAATATGAAAGAGTTTAAAACATTAAAGAGCTTTAAAAACTTTGATGTAATCCAGATAGAAGGTCATCAAAAGATTAAGATGAAAACTATGTCGGTTGCCGTGATGCCATTTACCGTTGATGATACAGGTATGATTAGTAAAATTGGTCTTCTTAAAGAATACAATACTTTAAGAGAAGGTGATTTTTGTCATACGCTTATCACAGGAACTATTGATAATGAAGACGAAGATTTGCTATCAACAGCAAAACGAGAACTAATAGAAGAAGGCGGGTTCACTACACCGCCTGAAGAGAATGAAAGATGGATTTATTTAGGTAACTTTTTTCCGTATAAAGACAGTGACAGACAAGTACCTACATTTGCTGTAGATGTCACTGGATTACCAAAATCAAATGCTGAGGGCGATGGTTCAAAAAAGGAAGAACTATCAGAATTAATTATGATGCCTTCAAATGAAATTATGATTACCGAAGAAACTCTTGCACTTGCTGCATTCCTTAGACTATTTAATTACTTCTATTTAAAATCAACAGGTCATGTATAACCGAAAACAAAGAAGAGAACTTGAGAAATCAGCGGGTCTTCAAAAAATTTATCAAAATATGTCTGAAGCTGATAAAGCTGAATTGCGTAAAAGACGCGCTGCTTCAGGAAAACAAATCCACTTACAAAATGTTCAAGCTCGAGAGCAATATGAAATCGAGCAAGAAACACTTAGATATACACGAATGATTGAAAGATACCAATCTGATGGCATGTCTGATGAAGAAGCAACAGCGGCAGCAGACGCTCAACTTAAAATTGAGCAAGATCGTTGGGAAAAGAAAACCATGAAAAAAATCGTATCCCAAGAAACACAAGAATGAATTTATACATAACAATAGAAGATAAAAGCAAATTAAAGAAAGCTTTCCTTAACTTAAGAAAACAACAAATCATTGTCGTTGATGAAGTTGTTGTTGAACTTGGGTATGAAGTTGGGCAAGTAGACGATTATGCTTCATTTATTGTTAATCAAAGAATAAAGAAAATCATAACTTCGACTGCGTCAGGTAAAAAGATGCAGTCAATTATTTATGTTAATCTTAATCTTAATGATGAGATTATTCGTGGCCTAATTCATTTTTGCCAAGACAGCACGGTAGTTGACCGTGTAATACTTCTAACAGAAAAAGGAAAGAATGAAGAACTGTACGAGCTCTTTGACGAAATCTTATTCTTTCCAACTATTAAGAAAGTGCATATCATAGAGTGCATTACAGTTCCAGTCACTTGGCTAGAAGAAACTGAATAGACTCATATTACCTTAGAAATTGCTTGTATGATATATACTAAAAATAGACTATAAGTCTAAGAAAATCATTTAAGTTTAGATGGCTGATACTTTTGAATATAACATAAATAATAGATTTGGACAAGATCACTTTATACAAGTTTATAAAGGATCAGGTGAAGATAGTATTTATAGCAGTTACCCTTTCCAGCCTATATCTGTTGTAGATGAGGCTACACTTAAAAAGGAAGCTATAAGTGCGTTGCAAGGGGCGTATCCTGGAGTTGCATCTATGCAACAGCGTCCTGTGCCCAAAGAAGCAGAACCGTCTAAACCAGACACAAATAAAACAGCAGCCGATACAGGAGCAGCAGAATTAAAAGATCCTTTTGACTTACGACTGGTTTTTGCAGCCGGCGCTGATGGCCAAGTGGTTTATTCTATGTCTGCTGAAAATGAACATCCTCTTGTTGATGGTATGCAATTTGCTGAAGGCGCAAATACAGAAGCCCAAAAAACGGGTAAAAAGAAAATGCAAAACGAATTTTCAGCTGATGAACTTAGAATGCGTGCTGCAGAGTTTATTGGGGTGCCTGCATTACTTAATCCTAATTCATATATAAATTTACAAGCAGCGGGCGGCAAAATTAACAATAAGTATTTAATTGACAGAGAAAATAGCATACGTTTTTATAACATATCTGAACCTGGCGTTGGTGATGGTAGCGGTGTTCAAGCTTCTACTGCACCAACAGTAAATGAAATTGTTACTTGGAGCCGTTCTAGTGAGCCAAACATTGCAAAATTTCCTTATAAGTATACTGACTTTGCATTTTTAAAATGGTGGAAGAAAATTCCAAATAACTATCTTATTACTTTAAGAAGATATCCGTTTCCTGTTAATGATTCTGTTACAAGTGGTGAAGAAGCACGTGGTGATATTAAAGACCTTGAGAAACTAAAACCTGTGGCTACAATGCTTACGTTTTTAGGTGAAGATACTGGTAATAAAATATCGTCTATCTTAGGACCTATTGAAACAGGGTTAAAATGGAAAGACTTCACAGCGGACGTATGGCAAGTAACTACATCAGGAAGCGCCGCATCTGTAAATAATCCAGCGCCTGGTTTAGGTAAAGCATTTGGTTTACTAGCAACTGGTGATGCCCGAACAGGACAACCGTCTGTTACTCCGCCCGATCCTTATAACAATGGTCCATATGCAAATAAAATTCAGGGACCTATAAACGTAATAACTACTACTAAAGGTCGTGATAGAGGTCTTGTCTTTTCGCACAAGATAGATCTTGTGTTTGAATACAGCTTAAGAGGAATAGGTGGAATTAACACAAAGGCAGCAGCTCTTGATATAATTGCAAATGCTATGTTAATGACTTCAGCAACAGCTCCATTTTGGGGTGGTGCCAACCGTCATATGCCACACGCAGGACAAGGACAAGGCGATCCTTTTTTAGGAGGGAACGCTGGTCGAGCAGCATGGCTAGCAGGTAATCCTGAAGGGTTCTTTAATGCACTAAAAGATCAATTTTCAAAAATTGCTGATAATTTCAGTGATATGTTTAACAAGCTTTTGGAAGACCCTATCGAAGGTTTAAAAGGTTTAGCAACCGCAGGGGCTAAAGCTTTCTTTAAAAATTCAACTACAGAATCTACATTAGTAACTGAAGGCATTCACTCCTTATTAACAGGGTCTCCTATTGGTGAATGGCATGTTTGTGTTGGACCGCCAATGAATCCGATGATGATGATGGGTAATATGATATGTACAAGTGCTAAACTTGAATTTAGTGAAGAACTCGGGCCTGATGATTTTCCGGCGGAAATAAAAGTTACAATATCGCTTGAACATGGAATGCCTCGAGATAAGGCAGGTATTGAATCTATGTTTAATAAAGGTAGAGGCCGTATTTATTCTTTACCTAAAGATTATGAAAAAAGTTTAGCATCAAGTTCACAGTCTCCTGTAGACTCTTCTATACCAAGAAGATATAAATTAATGCGTAATGAGCCTACATCAGATAAAGAAGCAGATGGTAAAACTGCGGAGCAAAAACAAAATGAAGCTACAAATCCTGCGTCTACAAATAAAGCGCCAATTGTAGGTTCGCATTTTGCTGCAATGTATTCGCAAGGATACGCATACACGCCAACAACACCAGCAGCAGAGACTAAAAAATAATCATACAGATGTTAGAGTTTTTTAAAACACAAGATAGTAAACCTTTTATTAAAGATAAAAGTGGAACCCAAATAGTTAACTTTATAGAAAAAGATATGATAGCTACCCAACTTGGCTATCGTCCTATCATTATTGATTATTATTTAGTTACAGCTGACGATTCTATGCGAGCTGATTTAATAACGCAAAAGATGTACGGCTATCTGTCAGCGCTTGAAGGTGTTTTAAAGTTTAATGGAATAAGTAATCCTTTTTGTATAGAAGAAGGCGACGTACTTTACACATTTGACATACCAAGCATGAATGCTAACATGCGAACAGGTAACACAAACAATTTGCAAATAAATGACATTAGAGATCAATATATAACACCAGAAAAAAAATCTACAGTTGATCCTGCATTAAGATCTTTTGATAAACGTGACACGCCAAGAAAACCAAATCCAGCTAAAGGTAATCAACCTGCATTACCTCCTAACTATGCAGCATTTGGAGATACTGAATTACAGGTAAGAAATGGTAAAATTGTATTTGGACCTAATGTAACAAAGCAAAACGAAGACTGTGATAAACCTTTATCAAAAAGTGAATTTATTTCAAGATTAATTAAGAATAGACTAAACAATAAGTAATGGCACAAGACGAAAAAACTATCATAAGATCTCTTCTTGACCCAAAGATAAAGATAGACAGACTTGAAGCAGAAGATGCATTTACAGGTACTAGTGATAAACTGCCTGAAAACAAGAAAGGAACTACAACTGGGCATCAAGTACAAAATGAGCTTGGCGTTCAATATCCATTTCTTACGATTAATAATTATGTGTTTGACCCTGATGAAATAGAGTATTTTACAATAGATGCTACTGGGTTTTTGCCAAAAGTTACATTTATTTTTACATTATATAAAACTGACGCGTTTAGATCACAAGGTTATCCAAAAGATGGGGATATCTTAAGTGTATTCTTAAGAGCTAAAAACAATGCGTTTAAACCAATACGTAATGATTACATTATAAAAAATGTTTCTAGTGGTGAAGGCGGACCAGAAAATAGAGGTGGTACAACAACTATATCTGGTGAATTATTCATACCTCACATTAAAGATCAACTTATTAAATCTTACACAGGTACATCGTTTGAAGTGTTAAACCAAATTGCTCAAGAATTGCAAATGGGTTATGCAACCAATGAAACATCAACTAGTGATTCACAAGCTTGGCTATGTGCAGGTAGTAGCTGGGAAGAATATATTCAACATATTGCAGCGGCATCTTGGAAAGATGAAAACAGTTTTTATAAATGTTACATAGATGTTTATTATCATTTAAACTTTATTAATGTAAATAATCAATTAGAAGGAGAAGGCCAGCTTGCTGCTGGTATTCTTGACATCACTTTAGCAACTGGCTTTTACAGTAATAAGGTTGATGAAATTGAAAGAGCTCAGAGTAAGTCTCCTAAATTCTTAACGATGTTAGAGAATATGGCAGGAACAAATGTATTCATTAAAGGATATAAAACAAAAAATGAAAGTTCAAGAATACACGAAGAACACGGCTATAAGTATAATGTTCAATTCTTTGATATGAAAAGTTTAAAGTATTGGAATATATTTGTAGATCCTAAAACATCAGATGGTGCTGAAAAGAAAAAGATTATCTTAAAAGGTAGAACGTTTCCTAAAAAAGAAGAAGCAGCTAAAGATGGAAAATCCCCTTCAGCTGAAGAATATTGGAAAACTCAAAATCGTTTTGTATGGAAAGGTATTCAAAGTACTAACGTTCATGATAAGTATACATTTGCTATTGCAAATAATGAAAGAAACCTTCTTGAATTAAAAAAGTTATATCTTGAGGTAAATGTAGAACGCTGGAACCCCAATATATACAATGGAGAGAGAATACCTCTATTACTTACATCGCAATCTGATGAAAAGAAAGCATTCTTAGATGCAGCAGGTGGAGATAGAAAAGCTCAAGATGAAAACAAAGGCGCTGGCGCTGTTCCAGTTCTTGACCAATTCTATAGCGGATATTATATGGTAAATGGAATTTCTTTTAATTATACAAAAAAAGGTCCTGTAGAAACTGACGGTAAAGGTGGTGGACAAACTAATGGACCTGCTTTTTACCAAACATTTGTAATGACACGCCGAGAATGGCCAACTCCACTTGGATAAAAATAATAATGAACCATGCAGTACGCAGATAGTGTAACAAAATCTTTTCTTTCATATGGTAATCCGTCTACGGTTACCAATCCACCAGGAAATATGTCAGACTGGCAAGATCCTACTTATATGGGATTTCAGATAAGATTAGTAACAAGTTTAAACAACGAAGTTGATTTAGACGACTTGCCGCATGGTCTTTTTTGTGGACAATATATTGCGCCGTCGGCAAAGAAAGAAGGTGATACTGAGAAAAAAAATACAAGTGATGGCTGGAAACATAATAACAAATATTCTACGTATAACTATTTAAAAAGTCGCGGTGAATATAAAAGAGCTGAATACATAAGATTATTTGAAACTGGGTTTTCCTCATTAGTAAATGACTGTCCTTGGTATTTTGTAAAAGTGTCTGGTCTTGCAGATGCATGGAAGATTGATCCAAAAAATAACTGGAGGGCTAAAGATAAAAAGATTACAATAGAAACTTTAGAATCTATTGATATGAAAATGACATATCTGATAGACTGCTACCGTAAAGCTGTTTTTGATGCTAATTGGATGAGATACGCAGTCCCGGATCATATGCGTTGGTTTAAAATGGATATCATTATTAGTGAAGTTCGTTCTATGAAAATTGGTCCTGTTGTTGAAGCAGCTACTAATAATCCTGGGCCTGATACCACAAATGACCCGCAGACAAAATTAGGTAAACTTGCAAAGAAAGTTGGTACATCCGTACAGCAAAAAGGTATGTCTGTATTAGCAGGTGCCGCTGCGAGTGCAGGATTAGATATAGGTCCAAAGACACCACGTGATTATGGATTAGTTACTCCTAACACCCCAAAACCGTGGTCAGCTGCAACATTTATTAAGTTTTCTTTTGAACACTGTGAACTTGACTTAACTGAAGCTCCACCGTTTTTAGAGACAGTTGGAATTATAGGTGATACCGTGGCTGCTAACAAGTTTGTAATTAAGCCAGGTGTTATTCATGAAAGTAATACGTATGGATTACTTGGTGCAATACTTGATGATACTTTAGTATGGCAAGAATATGGCAAAGATGCTGCCGCTTATGTAACCAATGTTAATTACGAAGATGCTAAAAATGAAGCAGCAAATCCTAAATCATATATAACTAACCCAACTCGTGCAACTACACAGCAAGCATTTGATTCAGCTTATGGAAAACCTAATTCCGGAAGTTTATTAGGCCAGATTGGAAAAAAGGCACTTGCCGGAGCAACCTCATTTGCAAAAGATTTAATTAAAAACGCAGTAAATGGTTTTCTTTTAGGTAATGTATATAAAGCTTCACCTCTTGGTTTATTTAATGCTGCACAAAGCATTTTAAGTAATCCAGCAGCTGCAATAGAAGGTTTATTAGCAAGACAAAGCAGTCCGGGTATTGCTGCTAAGATGGCAAAGAAAGTAGAATTAACTGGCGCTGAAATACATCTTATAAAAACTATTATTGGTCAAACTACATTAGAAGGCGTGACTCCAGACTTTAATGACCCAGGTAACGTTGGGCTAATTGGTGCTGCTAACCAACCAGCAACTTTAGGTAAAGAAACATTAACATCACCTGATATACAACCAACTTCACCAGGAAAAACCATTTTATCAGCGGCTCCAACCGACAGCAATATTTTAGGTAGTACATCGTTTGAGTCACCAAGTGCAAATACGGGAGGTGCAAGTAAAGTTGATTTATTAGGTCCTGAAATACCTGCTGCAAGTCCACAGAAAACTAACTTAGAAGCATTTGCTTCCGCTGGTGTGCCATCATCAAGAGCTAATCTTAAAGCACCTAATAAGAAAGCAGCCTCACCGCAAAACGTTAGTCTTGAAGGCGCAGCTGTTATCACAAGTGATCTTGGAGAAGCTGATGTATCTGGTGCGCCTGCTGAAACTGCTGCTTTAGGAAAAGCTGATTTAACCGCAGCACTTGTACCACCAACAACATTAGGAAAAGCTAATTTATAATGATAAAAGGATTAAGTAAAAAAGATATAATTGGAAAGATATTCTACGGCGAAGTTGTAGACAATAATGACCCGCTTCAAGAAGGGCGATGCCGAGTTAAAGTTTTTGGTATTTTTGATGATATTCCTGACGCTGATATTCCATGGGCATCTCCGGGTTCTTCTAATTCATTTGGAGGAGGAGAAGATGGAGGCTTTGGTAATATATCAATACCAAAGAATAAAGCAATAGTAAGACTTAGTTTTGCTGATGGTGAACTTTATAATCCAGAGTGGTTTAGTATTGCTTACATCAACCAAGAAGTTAAGAATGAAATTGGAGATTCTTATTTAAACTCACACGTTCTTATGTATGATGTTGATGAACAGATGAGAGTTTTCTACACACCTTCTAAAGGATTTGAAATTTACTTTAAGAAATCGCATATCACAATTAATCCTGATGTAAGTATTACAATAGAACATGCGGACTCACAAAGTATTATTGAACTTATAGGACCAGATTGTAATATCACTACGCAAGCCAATGTTAATGTAACTGCAGCTACAAAAATTGAAGAGACTGCTGAAACTTGTATTATGAACGGGACCAAACTAACTCAGTTAGGCCCGACTGGCAATTTCAGTGCAGTGGGCGCAGAACCACTTTGGGCATTCTTAAAATCTTTATCTGCAGCAGTAGATCTTAAATGGCCTCCTTCGCCAGGAGCAAATGCTTCTGCGGCAGCTGCAGCGGAAACAGCGTCAACTTCTACAATTGTGACAGTAACAGTTCCTTAAACATGAAACATGGCAGACCTATCACCAGCAGCTCAAGCAATAGTTGAAGCATTAAAATCTAAAGCAAAAGTTATAGACGGAGTTCCCTACATGCCTACAGGGTTTGAAGGTAAATCTGCATCTGAACTTTTAGCTGCAGTAAATGCTTCATATACCAAAATTGAAAAGGCAACAATTGGAGCAAAGGCAAATGCTGCTGGATTAAACCCAGGCGCAACTCGAGACAATGCAGTTGTTCCGGTGCCTTTAACATCAGCGCCAGCGTCAACCGTAAATATTCTTCCAAACTATTCTAAAGAAGAAATTGAAGCTGTTGCTAAACAAGCTGTTGATGAATGTGAAATTCGTAGTGCAGTTCCTAACATTTTAAATAACATTCAGTTATCTGAAGCTATTGATGCAAAGTGCGATATAAAACCACCGGAGGTAGTCTTGCCTGCCGAGTTTTTACCTGACACTGTAGTTAATCTAGAGCCGCAGCCAGAACCTGAAGATTCTTTAGCACCACCCAAATATACCCTTGTCACATTAGTTAATCTTGATGGTTTAACGGCAAATGGGAATAAATATGCTGAAATAAAAGTTCTTAAGAACGAAGGGGATAAAGTTGTTTGCGGAGAAACAATAATGGAAGTAGGTGGAATAGCGGTTACGTGTCCTGTGGTTGATGGCATAGTTAAAAAGATAATCACGAAAGAAAAGGGTGTAAAAAACAACCAGTTATTTTTAGTAGAAGAACCTAATCCAGTAGACACAACGAAAAAAGTTTTTGCTGAAGCTGATAATCTTAAAAAGAAGATTGATGAAATGATTCTTCTAAAAGAACGTTTAGGAATACTTGAACCTCAAGTGTGGCATGCAAAAACTATATTAGGAATCTTTGAAGGACAGTACCAAGGATACATTGCTTATTATCAGAAATTTAATGATCTTATATCTCAAAGAAATACACTTAATGACGAATTCATTGAAAATAGAAAGAAATTAGAAAATCTTTTTTACACATATACTTATACTACAAAAATTGAAGCAACAGCAACAAAAGCAGCAACTTCTACAAACAATACTGAAAAGTTCATATTACCTAATAATTATAACACAGATAAGAAAAAACAAATAACTGAATTACTTGCAAGACAAACAGAACTCATTACATCTATAAGTAAAGTAACTTCGCAACTCGATGCTGTACGAGCTGAACAACCTACTTATTTTGCGTTGGACAAGACTAAAGAAATTAATGCAAGTGTTACTTCTGTTCCTTATACTAATGGTATTAAAGGTTCACAATATACAATCATACCATTTAAGTCAGGAGACAAGCTATCATCGCCGTACGTAGATATTCTAAAAGGTTTACCTGCTATCATAGAACCGTTTACTAATAACATATTATTAGCAGGAAGATACTTTGACAGGTGGAGTGATATTCCTAATCCTTTACAACCAAAGATCCATTTTGACATTAATCAAAAAAGTATCTTTTCATATAAACCATTAATTAGAGTTCAAACATCGGCAACTGATTATGACTTTGAAGTTAAGGGCGGTGCTCGTAGATGGGTGGGAAGTATGTGGAAAACTCGTTATGATTTCTTTAACACTGCAACCGCAGTTTCTAAAGGAATCAAACCAACGGATGATCCTGAAGAAGTTACTCAAAAAACTGGTGATTTAAGTTTACAAGAAAGAGCTTTACCTGCTGTAATAGAAAAACTTGCAACTGATAATTATGATGCGGTTGTAGAGTACTGTAAAAACTTTGGATACTATTTATTAAATGATGGATCATTGTTTATTCAGAACGGTAAAAACAAAACCACCGAACTTGATAAGAAACGTATAGATGCAAAAGCAGCATTCGATAAACTTCATGATGAATATGTAGTTATTCGTAAAAAGATAGTAGAAACAGAGATATACATAGACTCATTTCCAAACATCATTAAAAGTTTAACTACAAGTGGTTGTGCTATGATTGGCGGTGGTCCTGCATCTGTTGGGAAATATGAAGGCAAGAAAGCTAAAATCATTCCGTGGCCTTTTAGCGCAGCGGCGGCAAGCGGTGCTAATGCGCCAGCAGACAATGATAAAGAAAATGGCAACCCTGATCCAAATTCTCCACCTGCTACATCTCTTGCATATTGGAAAAAATATTGTAAGCGAGCAACTACAGTTAATTTACTTCCTACCTACTGGCCTATTGGAATTATCATACCTACACCAGCTGGACTAATTAAGATTCCCATGCCTATTATTTGGACTCCACTAGCAGTTATTCCATCGCCTCTTGCTATTATTGTAATAGGAATAACAATGTGCGGAATATGTCCAGGTCCTTTTATCTATATAGTGAACCCAGGTTGGCCGTTTCCTATAGGAATGGTTAAAGCAAAAGAGTCTTGGTTTGTAGTTGGAAATCGTGGTCCTAAACAAGTTGATTCTATCACTACGTCTGAAGTTTCCGCTCTTGACATACCAACGGTTAATATTCCTTTAAAATATACAAAGAATGGCAAAACTGTTAAGACTAACGTAAAAATTGATGTAGGACCTATTATTACAAAATTATTACCTTTCATACAAGATGATTTGCCGGTGTTTGAAAGATTAACCATGTCAAACGTAGTCTACTTATTATATCTTGCAAAATGGTGCAAGCAAGGAAAAAACACATACGGGTTCTTTACAAGTTAAAGACGTTAAAAATATATGATCAAACATCGCGGATATATACAAAAAGCAATAATATGGAACTAAAAAAACAAGACGAAATTTTCGATGACAACTATTGGGCAATCCTTGCAACAAACGGCAAGCTAGTACCAAACTCGAAATTGAGTAGTAAAGCTGGCAATAATGTTTATTGTCACGATTCATACGCGGAGGATTTACTTTCAGTGTATCAAGGAATGACCGAAACGGCAAATAAAGAGCCTAAAGTAGGGGAAGTTTATAAACTTGTAGATGTAAGAGTTGGCGCAAATCGCGAACTATACGTTACACTTACAGGATTTATTGATGCAACGGTTAATCTGGAGCAAGAGAAGAAATTCTTAACAATGTTAGGAATTACTGAAGAAGAATTAGTAGAAAGTTTACAAACCGAAGAAGGTAAAAAACATTTCTGTGCTAATCAGTATCATGTAAGAGTTGAGATGATTAAACCTTATGTTAAGGTATCTCTTTATGAAGGCCAACTTTTTCACATCAAAGAAGATTTCTTTGGGCAGATTGGAAAACCTACAACAGCTTACTATGGAACTATTACAGGTAAGAACCAAGGTGGGTTTATTATTGCGGTTCAAGGTATTAACGGATTTCTTCCTGGATCTCTTGCGGCAGCTAATGTGGTACGAGACTTTGACAGTATGATTGGTAAAACAGTTCCAGTGATGGTTGAAGATTATCTTATGGAAAGTAGTACATTCGTATTCTCTTATAAGAAATATCTTGCGTATGTTCTTCCAACAAAAATTGAAGAACTTGACCTCGATGCAAAATACGCAGGGACAGTTACAGGTATTGCAAAATACGGAATCTTTGTTGAGTTTGATGAAATCTTTACAGGATTACTTCATAGCAGCAAAATGTCACCAGCTCTTAAAGAATCGTTTAAGAACTTTGAGTTTAAACCTGGAGATAAAGTTGACTTCTGGATTAGAGAAATTACGCCAGATAAGAAAATTATTTTATCTGATGAAGATCCTTCATTCCGTAGAAAAGAACTTGAAGACTTTAAAGATCAAAACGTTGGGATTATTCGCAGCGGGGAGGTTGTGTCAATTCAACCATTTGGAGCATTAATCAAAATCCAAAAAGATATGGTTGGTCTTATTTCCCAAAAGGAAATTAAAATGAAAAAGAAACGATTCAACATAGGTGATGAAGTTATGGTCACTATTGAAAGAGTTGCTAACGATAAAATTTTCTTAACATTACCAAGTGAATCATAAGATGATTTAGCATACAAGTAATGAATAGAAAATTATAAATTAAAAATTAAAGGCAAAGAACCGCAATGAAAGTTAAAAAGTCTTATACTGAAGCTGAAATTCTTGACGGCGCTAAAATTGGATATGAATTTGAGTTTTATTCAAATTTATCTATTGAAAAGACCGCTCGTGGTTTAGCTAAGTATGTACAAAAGAGGGTTGTTATTCCTATGGCACTTAGTAACATTAGAGAGCCAAAACCTCTTTATCATTCGCCGATTACGCCTAATTCTGATATCTTTAAACTAGAGCCTGATTATTCAGGTGGTAAAAATATGATGGAACTTGTTACGGGTCCTATGTCTTATAAAGATGCCCGCAACGTTCTAATTAAAGTTTTTGAGTGGATTAAAGATAACGGATACACAAATGAAAGATGTTCTATACATGCTAATATTAGTATAGATCCTAATAAGTTACCTACACTAGTAAACATTCCAGGAATGAATGTTGCCAAATTCATACTTGATTTTGAAGAAGGTAAAGTTTATGACGTATTCCCACAAAGAAAAGATTCTGTTTATGCAAGAAGTATAAAAAATCTTAGACCTAATAAGGTTATGTTCTATTCTCCATCGTTAGAAGAGTTTAGCCGTTCAACAATGGCAACTCCTGATGAAAAGTATTTTGGTGTAAACTTTACCAAGTTGGAAAAAGGTTATTTAGAGTACAGATACATGGGAGGTAAAGATTATCATACTAAGGCTCGTAAGATTCTTAGTCTTGTTGATTATTACATCTTGCATATGTTTAGCATTTTAAACTTTAATGGTCAGTATTCTCAAGTTGACCGAGCTAAGTTTAAAGCCATGATGGAAAAACAAGAAATCATATACAAATCATTTATCAAATACGGCGAGTTTAAAAAGAACTATCCTGACATTGAGCTTTCAATGGATATGATTAAAGATGATCAAACTCTATCTGCTGTTTGGGGCAATCTACGAGAAAAACTGTTTGATCTTGTAGTAACAGGTGGGATGGTAAAAGGGAAGTTTAATTACGATACTGATTTAGGCCGTTTCCAGCTTCAAGATACAAAACTTAATAACTGTAAAGTTGAAGACATTGAGTTTATTAATTGTGATATCCAAGGTGTTTTTGACCGTTCATGGTTTTATAACTGTACTGTAAAGAACTCCAGAATTACAAATTCGTGGGCTATGAAAGAGAATGTATTTGAGTTTTCTAAAATAGCCGATACTCCGCTTCACGTAACCAATGTGTGTAATGATTGTTTTATTGAAAACAAACGTTTTGTTATTAACTGTGAAGTTAATAAAGGAGTTATTCGTAACGGTGAAATTGGAAAACTTGCAAAAGTTTCCAAAGAAACCATGATTGTTGAATTAATTGAACCGTCTGAATCTGACGGGGGTTTTAAAAGCGAAGATAAGGATAAGAAAGTTGATATTAAAAAAGCAAAGAAATAATGAAACATATTAAAGAATACGAAGAATACCTTAATGAAGGTGCAGTTAAACAGTTTGATAAAGATGTGGAAACTTTAATTAAAGAAATTAAACGTGGTTACGGATGGATTGAACCAGAATATGTAGGAGATTCATGGGACAACATAAGTAATGCTATTGGATTTGATTTGGTTAAAGGTGAAGTTCTAAAAAGATTATTTAACGCCGGCGTTTTATATCATTCTTCTGCTAATGGCAAAGACAAAGGTGAAAAAGTTACATTAAGTGAGTTAGGAGCATTAGCATTAATGCGCTAATCCACTAATACTGTAAATTAAAGAAATAACATGACAAGAGGAGAACTTATAGAAATGGTAACTGGTGAAATCACAGCAAGTGGTTCGTTGCCTTATTCTATTCCTGAGCGTGAAGCAAATCGTATCATTGACCAAGCTATGAACTGGTTTTATGTTAATTACGGTCCTGCGGTAGAAACCCAATACTATGTAATAGAAAAAAATTGGTTTAAGCAGCCCGAGTTTAAGAAAACTCGTAGTCTTCTTTTGCCTGACTGTGTTGTTACAGTTTTTGAAGTAAAAGAAATAACAGGCGGCGGCCGTCTTGGCTCTGTTGACGCAGACTTTTCTGATAACCGTCTTATTGCATCTGAATTATTTTTATCTCCGTTTCAATCCGATGACCTTGTACTTAGAACTGCCCAATACTCATATTGGGATTTAACACAGGCGTTTATTCTTGAAAGAATTGGGTTTGACTATAACCGTAATACGCACCGTCTAAAAATTGTTGGACGTGATCCTAAAAGAAACGTATTCTTACAAACATACGCTAAAATTGAAGAAAACAAGTTATACGATGATTGGTTCTTTCAAAGATACATTACCGCACAAGCTAAAATATCTTTAGGTAGAATACTTGGAACATTTAAGTTTAATTTACCAGGAGGTATTGAAGTTGATGCAAGTGGGATTAAAGATGAAGGCACTGAAGAACTTAAAGAAGTTAAACAAAGAATAGACGATGAGAACAGCCCAGATTGGTTCTTCTTGTTCCATTAATATTAAGATTACTAATGTTAAGAGAAATATACTGTAGAAATGTTAACGATCCAAGTTTTAAGCCAAGACAACTGGAAACTGGTAGTGAGTTAGAAGCTCTTCTATCAAAAATTCGTATGATTATTTTTACACATAAAGGAGAAGTTCTAGGGGCTTCTGATTTAGGTTTAAGTCTTGAAGAACATTTATTTGATCTTAACGCAAATACCGCGCAACTGCAAAATGCATTTTACGGTCAACTTGCTGCTTTTGTACCAGAGGCTGGTAAATATAATGTAGAAATTGATGTTAAATTTCAAGCTGGCGAAGTGAGGGATTTATGTTTCATTGATATATACATAGATGGATCCAAGTTCATTGGTGTCCTCGCAAAATAAGCAGATATAAATGGAAATTTTTAAAGTTAATAGGATATCCTTTAGTCAGATGTATTCTGACGTAAGAGAGTATCTTACATCAACATTTCAACAAGCAGGTGAAGTTTTTAGCCCAGCAAGTGCATACGGACAAATACTGTCAGTAGTTCTTGACATGGGTAAACTTATCTTGTATTATATTGAGGACAGTATAACTGAACTTAATATTTATACTGCATCTAGAGAAATCTCTATTAAAAGTTTAGCTAGAATTGCTGGACACAATCCTACACGTGCAATTTCTGCAAACGGAACTCTTATTTTATCTTATAGTGGAGAAAAAATCGATATGTACGGAAACACCGTTATTATACCAAATTATACACGTATGATTAATGATGGTACTGGACTTCCGTATCTAATAGTATTAAACACAGAAGAAACACGTATTGAACTTGCTGCTAAAAAATCTATTGAGGTGAAAGTTTACCAAGGTGAAGTTGAATCTCAACAAGTAACTGGGACTGGACTTCCACTTCAATCATACACAGTTGATGCTAAAAGAGGATACCAAATAGATAATGGTTTTATTAATGTATATGTGAATAATGAAAAATGGAAAGTTTATGATTCTATTTATGATATTCCGTATGAAGCAAAAGGCGTAGTAATTAAGACAGGTATTAATGGCGGTCTTGATGCATACTTTGGAAATACTTACTTTGGTAGTATTCCTATATTAGGTTCTACTATTAGAATTGAGTATCTTACAACTGCGGGCAATGCTGGAAATATTTTTGATAATAGTCAACCTAAGTTTTCTTTTGCTGACGATGGTTATGATTTAGCTGGTGATACGGTAGATCTTAATACTGCATTAAATGCAAGAGTAAACCTGCCTATTAACTTTGGTGCTGATAGTGAACCCATATATTTAACTCGTATACTTGCGCCTAAAACAAGTCGTGCGTATGTCTTAGCAAACGCAGACAATTATGTTTACTTCTTAGAAAAATTTAATATGTTTAGTGTAATTGATGCATTTAGTTCTTTTAGTGATAATGATCTTACTGATGATAATGTAGTTTATCTTTTCTTAATTCCTGATGTAAATAAAAGAAAACCTTCTAACGCTGATTACTTTAACATTCCAATTAATCTTTTCTTACTTTCTGCTGAAGAAAAGACCAAAATCTATAATCTTATAGAAGAAAGCGGGCAAAAAATTCTGACTACTGTTGTTAAGATAGTTGACCCTATTATTAAAAAATATGTAGTAAACATAAGTGTTCGTACTTATGAAGGTTATAGCAAAGATGTTATTCGTCAATCAATAGTTTCAAAATGCTCTGATTATTTTTTAAAGAATCGTCGTAGAGATAAAATTCCAAAATCGGATTTAGTTGCTATTATAGAAAGTGTGGCAGGAGTTGATTCTGTTAATGTTTGGTTTGTTTGTGAAGAGAATGAAGTTTTTAAAACAGATCCTGCAAATACTAACGCTGAGCCTAAAGGACTTGATGAGTACGGCGATGTTCTTATAGGTAAAGGCGAATATGCATTAGTTCGTGGTGGCTGGGTTGATCGTACAGGTTTCCAATATTATGATTCTACTGATGCTTCAAAACCTGGTAGTATAAACGTAGTATTTGGTAAAGATTCTGAAAATACATTAAATATGGAACTACACCGTATAAACATTGA